TGCTCGTGGCCGCAGTATTCGCATGTCACAAAAAACATTGTGCCGTCAAAATAAATTCCGCCGCCTAAACTGCCTTCTTCTATCTTTTTCATATCCGATCCATCCTCCCGCGCATCTGATACGCGGCCCCTATAAAATTAATCCCGGACAATCCGGTATCCGTTTTCTTTCAGCCAGTGGTGGAACTCTTTGGTTGTTCGTTTGCAATGCTCCGGCCTTGCAGCGCAGCCCTCTTTGTCATTTCCAACGAGAAGATTGCAGGCATTGGCCCGGCAGAATTCATACTTCTGGTATTCCTGCTGGTTGTTCAGGCTGGCTTGCTAGGCCAGATTTGCCGTTGCTTCCATGCCGCTCTTTAAGTCACCAGGTGGCAAATTTTGCGATATTATGCCCCACCATTTTTCAAATGTCATCATTCAATCTCCTTCAAGTCCTGATAAGCGGAGATCATCGCGACCAGATCACCAGACATAACGGCTTTGTCCGCCGCTCTGAGGCTTTGTTCGATCATGGCAGCACCAAACATCCCGGCCGGGCCGATTTCTTTGTAATGCCCCAAAACCTCACGCACTCTTGCCATTTCTTCAGGTAATTTATCTGCTAATGTACTCACTGTTCACCCCCTATGCCCGAAGCTCACAACATCAACTCCGGACCGATAAAATTTTAACCTGTCTTCAATAGTTTTAAACCATGCCGTCTTTACCGTCGTTCGCAATCCGGATAGCCTTAACAATTACACATATGAAACCAAAAAAATATCCCAGTACGCATCCAAATATTCCGTTTCCTACATAATCGCTTAGTCTGTTTAAGTTTGGATAGGATTCAATACCTATCCAAGTAAGACCAACTGCGCCAAGTACGCAGCATATAGACACCAATATAATATTCTTTTGCATTCCGTTCACGATTTCTCCTTTCTCATCTGATCATTTGGCTGATGCCAGAAAATAATTTTATTTTTACTCTATTGTTATCAAACCAATCTTAACAAGTTCAAAGAAACATTTCTTTGTAGCCAGGATGTCTGATAAGGCATCATGCTGGCCTTCAAAAGATTCATCAAATAAAATCTCATGAAGCTCAACCAGTTTGGGCCACTTCGGCCTGCCAGTTTTGTTCTTCAGTCCGCAAAACTTAATAATTTCTTTTGCTTTCATAGTACATACATATGGAATATCAAGATAAAATGCAGACCTAGCTTCATCAGAAAGATTGTCCATGTTCCGCTCAAGCATAGCTGTAACATGAGTCCAGTCAAATTCATAGTTGTGACACACCACGAGATCAGCTTTCCTCAGGATGGTACCAAACAAGTTTGCTGCTTCCAATTCAGGCAGGCCATGCTCCTGGGCATACTCCAGTGTAATGCCATGAGTTTCAAGAGCTCTTGGATGCATAGATCTACTTTCAGGCTTAATTAAAATGTTGAGTGTTTCAAGATCTTCACCAAGATTATTGGTAAGGATTCCTCCGATTTGAATGCACCATGCTTGGTCTGAATGGTCTGCAGGCAGCTTCTTATTAATGAAGCCAGATGTTTCTGTGTCGAAGAAGAAGATTTTTTTGGCCGCCAAAAGTGATTGTTCTACCATTAGGTTTGCTCCTTTAAAATAGTTAATTTATTAGTGCTGGTGGTTCATTATGTGAACACCAAGTCTGGCTTCGCCAGAATTGTTATTCTTTCAAACTTTTTACACGATTACAATCCATCAATCTAAAAACAGTCTTATCTAAATATCCAGGTTCCATCTCAACAACTGGAGTTGTCTTAACAGTGTGGTAGCGCTCAGATGTTATGGAGCTTTCACATACGACCAGGCCAGCCTGGGAAGCCATCGTAATATGATTCCTGAGCTGCTCAATGTTCTCCACATCAAGGTGGAATGCTTGCACAAGTTCGCTAAAATCAAAAGATTCCCGAGACTCAATGAAGGATAAGATCTTAGTATATACGTTGGCTTTATCTGACATACCCAGACCATAAAAGGCTCCTGGCATTTCGTACTCTGTCGCCTGGAGAATGGCCAAAGCTTTAAAGAAATGCTTATCTGTTATGACAAGATCATTTGATTCAGATGCAGATAACAGCATGCAGAGCTTATTCAGGTGGAGTGGCTTTCGATTGTTATATCCTGCAAACTTTTCATTCCGCACGCTGTTGTTATCATACTCTTGTTCGTACCACTTAATGTATGAGCGGAGAAAAGTCTTGTCCATTTTAAACTGTCCCTGGAGATTGGCGATCTCTTGAAGGTCCATTCTAAGTTTGTTGCGAACATCTTCTTCTTCATCAGTGAGATATTGTAAGGCTGAACGATGTTTCGGTCCATGGCCTACAACGAAGATAATCCTGGATATCAGGCCACCACCTACTGAGGTTTGGCTTAGAGATTCTTGAAGTAGCGCTGGTGTGATGCCACCAATTAGTGTGATAAAACAATTAGATATGTCTTCAGTTTTTCGAGATAAAGTTTTATACTTCCAAACATCCGCACAATCAAATAGGTCCGTCAGAGATGGAATAAGCATTTGATCTCTGTCAGATAGGAATACTCGAAATTCCTCTGACCATATGGAGAGACTCTTATGTTTCTTGGCTACTCCATTTGATTCTATATAAGTATCTTCGCTCTCCATGAGTTCTTTATACAGCGCCTGGGTGCTACCCAGCGAATCTGCACCCATCTTGATATCAAGTTCTTGTACCATGGATTTAGCAATTTTCATTGCTGTGCCTTTCCTGCCGCCTGGTGGACCAACTAATGCGATAAAAACATTTGCATATGTGATGCCACGCAATGGCCCCCAGTCACAATAGCACTTCCTCCGGAGTGCGGATGATATAGCAGTCAGGCCGCACCAGAGGTGATACAATGCTGGCGGTTCGGATCGCTGAGTATAAAACATATATGATTCTAACCAATCAGATAGTTGTCGAGACATGGAATCTCCTTAAATAGCGCCAATTTTTTCAAGTGCAGAATCAACTTCAGGTTGGGTAAAGCTACTGATCTCAGCTGTCTTGCCGGCCCACTGACGGCCAATCTTTGCATCCAAGCCAATGGTAAATGATTTTCCTTTATGAGTGAACGTATGAGTCATGTGTTCACGTATAATGAGTAAGATCTGAAGCAGGTTTGGTATTTGACTTTTGTGAAATTGAAACACTACTGAGTCATGAACAGTAGTTAGGAGTCTGAGATTAAAGGCAGCCCTTCCGAGTCTGGGATCATTCGCTGCTTTTATAATTCCACGATTAAGAAGCTCCGCAACTGTTGATTGTGGAATATAACTATAAGCGTTTCTGAATAATGCTGCATTCATGTCACCTAAAAAACGGCGTGGTCGATTAAATAAATTATAAAGAATTCTGGTTTTAGAAACTTCTTCTTCTATTTGTCGATGCCAGCGTTTCAAACCTGGAAATCTATCTGTATAGTTTTGAAGCAATTGCTTACACTCTGATTGTGACTTAAAAATTTCTTCTGTAGCTAATTGGTCGCTAAATGTTTGTGGACCCATTTGATAGTTGGATGCATGTACTACTTTCTTACCCATGAATCGCATAGTACTGCGCTGATCAGATTTCTTTGTCTTGGCTTCGTGGATAACTTCTTCAATTGGAACATTAAATATCTTACTGGCATTAAAGGAATGCACGTCAATCCCGGATTCAAATGCTTCTATCATGTTTGCATATTGTGTAAGGTATGCAACTACATGAGCTTCTGCTTTGGCAAGATCACATTCGCATAAGATCCAATCAGGATCAGATATAAGATAGTATTTAAAAAGGTAAGGCATGTTCTGTAAATTACTGCCGGTTCCAAAGAAAGTGCGTTCAGTAGAAATACGTCCCGAAACTGTACCTGTGATTTTGTGAGAACAGCGCAGCCTGTTATCATCATCTACAGGTACATTAAGGTATGTTGAGACCAGCTTTTGGTACTTCCTTATCTTAATTATAAGTCTGGCCTCGATTGAACCACGCACATTCTTTTTTGCAATCCTGTGGAGAGCTACGGTATCGCAGGTAGCATTGCCTGTTTTGCGGTTCACGTAAGGTTTGATCATACAAGTACCGTAAAAATAAGCTATCATTTGCTTAGAAGATCCTGGATTGATTTCCTTGCCAGCGAGCTTATTCAGGCCGTGTTGCAGCGCACGAATTTTACGTTCAAAAGTTTTCTTTGCCTTAGCTACTCCGGCAACATCAACTAAGAAGCCATTGTATTCCATTTCCATTAGTGGTTTATGTAAATCCATAGAATACTGCATAGAGTCAGAACACTCGAATTCATCCAGCTCAGTTAGGAGTTTCTCGCTGATTGGGAGAAGGTAGGCTGAGTCTTTGGCATTATATGTCCAGTATTGATACCAGTCTTTGATCATCTTAAGGTGGGCTTGCTTGCCTTCGTCCTTGTAATATGTATAATAAGAATACACACTGGTAAGATAATCTAAACCTTTTGGTAATTCAGTATAAACTAAATGCTGCGCGATCATCGGGTCAAAGAAAAAGTTATCAGTTTTAATACTTAATGTTCGCAACGTGAACATGCAATCAAACATCCCGTTCTGCATTACAACTTTTATATCTGGATCACCCAAAATTTCAGCCAAGCCTTTCCAAATCTCGACTTCTTCTTCAGTAGTCCAATAATTACCCTTATTGTTCATCAACGGAATGGACATACTTTCAAGAACTCCATCAATATAAAAAGCTAAACTAAAGCATGTAATAAATTCTGGTGTTGCTTCGATGTCAAATGCAACTGTTGTCATATTACTCTCCAATACTTAATTTTTGGCTTAACTTATACTTTAACATGTCTCCAATTTTGATTATTTTTAATGCCTCGAATAGTGTGTATTGAAACATTATGTAAAGAGGCTAATTTCTGTGGTAATCCACGTCTTGGCTTATATTTAAGCATCCACTTAATTACTTTTACTGCCTCAGTATTTAGTTTTTGATAGCTTTGACGATTTCTTTTTACCATATCTATTGAATTATCTTGATGAGAGCCTAAAATTAAATGGTTAGGATTGACACAGTTTTTATTATCACATGTATGTCGAACAATTTCTCCATAAGGAATTAAACCCTTAAATATTATATATGAAACTCTATGTACATAATAACGATATTCCGCATTCCAATAAATTATACTATAACAATCTTTCTTTTTTGCTGCTTGCCATTCCCAACATTGATTTTTCATTTCAGGAGAGTTATAATTTTTTGGTAAATTAGAAAGAAACTTAGCTTTAAACAAAGGAAAACTTTCATAAGTTCTTATATCATCCATTATTTATTCTCCTTTATCCGAGTATAAAAATTCATAACATCTTGAAAGCTTGGAGCAATATGAAGTTTTGGTTTATCTTTATGGAGCAGTTCTGGATCTTCCACAATTCGCATAGCTTTCATAAAGTCAGCGATCATTGTATAAAAGTGGACAGGCTGTCCCCAGCGAAGTGTAAAAGATGGGTGGTAGGAAAAACCGATTATTTTGCCAGCCAGTTTTTTCTTTAAATGTGGGAAGTCTTCCGCATGATAGAAGGAGCCACGATATTTAGTTATCGAATCAAATCGGGGTTCGTCGATTAGAAGTTTCATTGGAGTAGCGCCAAGCAATAAAATTACTTTGCCCTGAAACTGTGAAAGTTCCTCAATCAGCTGGGCTTGCAATTCTCCCCAGGCTGGATGACGATAACCTTTAGCAGTCCATAGTTTGTTGGTATCGTTTTTGGGGAGCTTAGCTTTGCAAGCATTAGTCAGATATATTTGATATCGAGCAATACGGCAAGCAGCACAAATGCGATTCAGCTGTGATCCAGCAGGTCCGACAAAAGGTTCCTGCTTTAATATCTCTACATCACTTGGTGCTTCTCCGACCATAGCAATGGATGCAGTTGTGATGTTATCAGATGGAGGACATTCTATCAGCAATGGATCAAAAGAACTTTCTTTAGTCGTGGCTGATGAGGATGAACTTATTTTAGGAATTATCATAAGAACTCCGTTATGTTTTATAAGCGATCAGTTTTGAGCTCACCAGGATTAGGAGCTTTGATTTCCATCTTGCAGTCCAGGCAATAAAATGACTTCACCCGGATGCGGTTTGCATTCATCAGGCCGATGGCAAACTCATAGAAAGGTTCTGCCTTGTAGCCATTGGGATGAGATACTCTGGCTACAACATATTCCAGTGGAACAATGTTTCGATGTGTGCAACATAAGCGCTTTGGTGGGTCTTTAGATTGCTGCATGATTTGTCCAGGTTTGTATTGATCAGACATAATGATGGTCCTTAATCAAACTCAAGAGTTTGTAATATTTTTATTCCAGATAATTTTAAAATTTCTCCGGGAGTAAAGTTAGTATTAATAATACATTCGCTAACAGATTCTTTGTTCTGGAAAAAAGTTATTTTAACTGAAGCTGTTTTAAATTCAAACACCATGCTATCACAAACAATTTCCTTATCATTCTCTTTACTTGTCTTAAATGATTTAAGACCATGATATAATAGTTTTCTTTTAAAACTTTCAGTTGGATTAAACATGGTTATAATCCTTCAACATCAGGCGTGATTCCCAAGTAGTTCTGTACTCGAGAATAAAACTGCGGAATGTATTTTGCAGATTTATCACATCCAATCGGCATCATACCAGCCTTTGCGGCTGAAATTAAGCTGTTTCCACTACCTGCAAAAAGACTGAGAAAGATCGTGCCTGGCTGACAAAGTGCTTTCAGGAAATGATCATAAAGATCCATAGGCTTTTCCCAACGATGAATCCTTTGGCTGGCAGGAACAGTTGGCACAGCTACAGCTGACGGTAAGCTGGCAGTATTAAAGGTTGCATCACCTTTACGGAATAGTAAATACATTTCCCAATTACTTATCATTTTGCGTTTTGGAATGTGAGAGCTGCCACCTGTTTTTGTCCACACACCAGGTTCCTGTGTAACAAAGCCAGCTTTAGCAGCGAGTTCGTTGATCCGAAGAAAGTGTTCCTTGCCCGTCCAGCACAATATCCAAGCAGATGCTGTGAGTTTCTGATAAAGAATGGGCAGATAATCACAGTAAAATTCATACAAATCTTTTTCTGTCCAGTCATCAGATGATCGCAGCTTATTGGTTTCTTCGCCATAGTTTTTGTCATAACCAATCGCGTATGGCGGATCGAGTTCAATCATCCCTACAGATGCATCCGGAATCTTTTGGATAAACTTCTTGTAGTTTTCGCTGACATAAATCACACGCATGTTCAGAGGAGCAGCGTCTTCCTTTTCAGATTCAACTGCCTCAAGCTGTTCTGTGACTTCAGCGGCTTTTTGTTTTACATTTTCTTTTACATGCTTTGGAACAGTATTTTTTATCGGTAGCTCAATGATTCCAGCTTGGAGTTTTTGCAAGTTTTCTTGTTCAACATCAGATAAGCTGTTCATCCTTTGGAGTGCCTGAGCCTGATTGCCATATGCTTTATAGACTTCTCTGGCACGAGCCTTAGAGGTTTGGTCTCGCAGTTCTGGAAATACTTTCATAGCTTCGGCCAGCGCCAGATCAGTTGAGAGGCCACCCAGGCTACAGCGAAGCTTTTTGGCAGTATCACGATAACCCCATTCTTTACCTTCTTCCTTGGCTTTACCAGACCAGAAGGTATGAAGTTTATACTTAAGGTCAATGTCCTCATGCCAAGTAAAATCTTTTCTGTGTAGGTTTTCCAGAAGCTCTATCATCAACTGGTCGTCAGGCTGAACTCCATCTACTACACGAACATCTACTCTTTTTCGCTTGAGATGTTTCATTGCCAGCAGTCGGCGCTCGCCAGCGATTAGAATGTTTTGCGAATTAATAAGGATCGGATTGAGTTGGCCGACAGCCTTGATGTTATCAGCTAATGAGTTTATGTCACCAGCATCTTGTCTGGCACGATTTATGATGATGATTTCATCTGGATGGCGCGTTTCGATTTGGAGAATCTTTGTCATTGGTAGGTCCTTTCAGTTGTATGTGTTTTAAAGTTCTTTTATCAGCGCTGCAATTTGTTCTGGAGATAGTTGCTTTAGTGCATTGATGGCTGCTTTCGATGGATCTTTCATCATGCGCTTGCCTTTTTTGGTTCCGGTTCGTTTGGAGATGTTCTTTATTGCAGACTTAGTAACTCTGGTAGATTTTAACTGAGCAGCGGTCAGCGCGGATGAGCGGATTGCACGGATTTTTTCAACCATAAGAAGCTGGTCTGAATAAGACATCTGAAGAAAGTCTTTACAGTAAACACGATCCATGAGTTGAGGCATTTTTTATCTCCTATGATATTGCCACATAACAGCATTACAAAGAGCATGAACTGCTCCTTCAGTTAAATCTGTTTCATGGTTGTGTTGAAGATGAATAGGAAAATCTTGAAAGTTTTCTGGAAAAAGAGACCAGTCAATTTCTTTTTCTCTTATATGTTTTGCCGGAGGTTTAGTTAACTTCTCTTTACACCAAAAACATAATCCGTTTTGTTCTTTAATGTATTGCATACGAACTTCACGGCGCTGTAAAGGAGTTAGTTTGCTATACTTGATTGGGAGAGGATATGTGTTTGGCATAACTTAATCCTTTTTGTTATCATCTTGTTTAATTCTTTCCAACTCTCGCTGAGCAAACCAGATTATTTTATTCAGCTCTCGTTCATATGTAACAGCTGAGTGACGACCAACATTGAAGCAGAAGGCAACTTTAAAAATATTGCCCTGGCTGAAGTTCATTGACCTGGATTCAATAATATCTTGACAGTCTGTCCATCCAGGTTGAAATTTATAATAGTCAGTGCTGCCACCATTGTTGTGTGTAGTATCTTTTGAAAGACTAAAATTAAATCTTTCAAGCCAGGCATCTGAGGTTTGTTTATTAGGTTGCCAAAAAGGCCGAGATGGATTTTGCAAACAGGTATCCATATCTCTACTTGGTAAAGGACATACATTGCCTGTTGTTGGCCGATCGCAGTTATGGCAATCTCGTTTCAGGCTTGGCTTTGTGCAGTTATGCTCTTGATTCATAAGTCACCTTTATTACTTCTTTACATTAGGCAGCACCAGATCAGCATTACCATACATATAATCCATGACTTCTCCAAATCTGCCTTCATCAATCATTTGTTTGAGTGAAGTAAATATGCTGCGAAACAGATTTGTTTGCTGGCCCTGGTGGAAGTGGTTCTTTACATAGTCATAAAGATCTCGATCTACACGGGCAGTAACTTTGCTTTCCGGATCGGGAGTAGTTTTTTGTTCCATGATTTAGTCTCCATCTTTTATAAGTTTATTAAATTGGTTCTCGGTTATCTGCGGAAGATTGTATCTTTCCGCCTTGGCTATTTTTGTCCGGCCAGGTTCTTCTCCAACAATCAGGTAGTTTGTTTCTCGAGTTACGCCAGCTGAAAATTCATAGTTAAGTTCAGACATTTGTTCGATAAAAGCATCTCGTGAAACAGAAAGAGTGCCGGTAACACAAAATATGGCTTTGGCTGGGCTTGGTAGTGTGGCAAACTTGAAGCCAAGCATCTCGTTTTGGGCTTGATTAAACAAGCTGACTGCTTGAATAAAGTTGTTCTTTGCAGCTTCTGATACGTGAATGTTAAGCTTGCCGGACTTAAGAAACTGGCAAAGTCGTAAAGATGTTTTGTAAGCCAATCCAGTTAAACCCAAACCAGCGATAAAGTGGGCCATAGTTTTGGTTCCAGATACTTGCTGGACTTGCTCAAAAATATTACCAAAAATCTTAGGCCCAACTGCATTACTGACTTCAGAAAGAATATCGTAGCAAAGCATATCGAGTAATGCCCAGGGCCGGTCTCGAAGAACTTCATAACATTTTGGACGCAAGATAATTTTTTCAATTGTAGCTTCTCCGATGCCGTCAATCTTAATTCCTTTGTTAGAATAGAAGTATGCCATAGAGACTATGAGTTTTGCCATACAGTTGTCTGCCTTGCAAACTAAGTGAACACCTTGCCAGGTTAGGACTGAACGACAGATCGGGCAGTACTTAGGTACACTGAAATTGGATGTTTCCTGCCCGTTTTGGTAATTAGCTGAATTTCCATTAGTTATTCTTAATATCTCATTTATATTATTTTTATTCATGTATTTTCTCCAATTTTACCCAATACCAATATTTATTCTTTTTAATCCCAGCAATTGTATTTGGATGTACCTTATATAAGCGAGCTAATTTTGATGCAAGACCATAAGAAGGACGATATTTTAACATCCATTTAATTACTTTAACTGCTTCTGGATTTAATTTTTGTCTTTTTGTAGGATCTCTTTTTATCCTATCTTCAGCATTATCTGCCTGAGTTCCTAAAATTAAATGTTTTGGATTCACACAATGCTTAATATCACAGGTGTGACGAACAATTTTATCATGTGGAATAGGTCCATTAAAAAGCATATAAGATAATCTATGTGCTTGATAAATTTTAGTAGCTATTTGTATACTTCCATATCCGTGAGATTTTCCAGCTTTCCAAAACCAGCAGGTTTTTGTTTTCTCTACATTGGAAAAAAATTTAGCTTTAGTTGAATTAAAATAAGCACAAGTTCTTATATCAAAAGACATCTAATCACCTTTTAATTATTTATTTATAACTTTTAAAACCTTGGGAATAATTTCACCAGCTTTTCCAATTAATAATATTGAGCCTATTCTAATTTGATTATCTATAATCCATCGAGCATTGTTTCCAGTTACTCTACTGTTAGTAGTACCACATAAATCAATTGGTTCATAGATAATTGTAGGTATTACTCGGCCTAATCTTGATACGTTCCATTCAATATTGATTACTTTGGTTAACTTGGTTTGAATCGGGGGCTTCCAAGCTATGGACCAGGCATTCCTTGGGCCGTCTTGACCAATGATCAAACGAGCTTTTTCATCTGCAACTTTAATCATTAATCCGTCAATGGGATAAACTTCTTTCCATTGCGTGTGTAGGTGGAGAAGAAGTTCATTTAATTTGTCCAGGTCTCCGTCATAGTCGTAGAACTCTTGTACTGGACCGAAGTTGTGAGGGACTGCTACCATTTCGCCCGGCGGGGCTGTTTTACGTGTTGGATTAGTCCAGCCACTCACTACATTCCTGGGATTCTTTCCATAGGAAGGATTCCAATACTTCCATGGAATCAAGATTTCTACTGCTTGAAAATGGCGAGCCTCAAACGGGCAGTGAATATACGGAAGAAGATGAGTTATGTCTGCGCCTCGTATGCCATCACCTTCCAGTGCGAGTTGCCAGCCAGATGAAGTAAGTTCCAAGACAGCAGCGCAGCCATCGTACTTTGGTTCAATAACAAGCTGGCGAGAACCATGACGCATTAAGAAAGGCTTGAGGTCTTCTGTATTGAATGCTTTGGATGTACCATACACTGGATAGCGATGAGTAATTGCTCCAGCTACAATGGATGTGTTTCGTGCTGTATGGTAAAGGAGTGGATTATCTGGTTCGAGTTTATAAAGCTCTTGCCAAAGCAGATCATATTCTGCATCTGTCATGAAAGGAATGCCTGCTGAGTAGGCAGTATTCGCTTCTTGAATTTTCTTAATTAATTCATCTTTGTTCATGATTTGTCATCCTTTACTGTTCGCGGCCAGTTCTCCAGCAGAATTTTGCCAGTAGTTATCATGGCCTGAATGTTTGCTTGTTCACGAGATGTTAAGCCAGCGCTGAACTTAGCCAGCATAGCTTGATATCCGGTGGTGTAACAACTAATGAGGCGTTTATTCCAGTTGCGAATCTGCGCTACTGTGCGTGGCTTACAGCTCTTGCGGTTCTTTTTCATCGTATTATCCCAAAATCTTTTTTCTTAATTTTAGCCATACGTCCATCAGAGTGATGAAAGACCAGACCTTCGTACTCATGTAAAGAGAAGAAAGTTTTCAGTTCTTTGTATGTGATTTTAAAGTGGTCTACAAGAAAACTGGTATGGTCTATCAATGTGTGGGTTTGCATCTTTTCTGGATTACCAAAGATTTTTGGTCCGCAAAGCTCGTATGTACCATCAGGAAGGTTTAGGTTAAATGCCTCAGCGTAGTATTGGTCCTGTGGGTTTTCAAAGTCTACAAGAATCCAACCAAATTGTTTGCCTGATTGCTGATCTGTGGTACAAAGAATGAAGGACGTTGGAATGATTTGGTCTTTCTTAATCACGGCACGCTTATAATATTCGCCATTCAGAATCAGCGCTGACATGCCTTGCCATTTGCGATAAATCTTAAAGTTAGATTGATCTTCATCGAATACCCAGGCACAAGATGGATTTACTTCGTCCAGTACTTGGTAGGTATGACTGAAATCACGTTTGAATATGGTGGGAATTTTTTGCATGAGTAAACCTCAATAGGATGAAAGAAGTTCTTGAA